AGGGGAGTGACATCCCCCCAAAGAACCCCTTTTAAGAATTGGCTGACCCTTTATATATATACTTACTTATTAAAATATTTATAAATTATTTTATATATATGCTTGACTGCCTATACCTACCTCATGTACTTTATATCTAACGTCACTTCCTTGGCGTTATAACTTAAAGCGAGGACACCATGAGCAAGGCAATATATGACGCAGTTACCGCGTCAATCATCAGTGAATTAGAAAAAGGCGCAGCACCTTGGGTTAAACCGTGGAAAGCGGGCGTAGAACACGGCGCAGACCGCAATATGGTAACGGGCAAGGCCTATCAAGGTATTAACCGGCTGATTCTCGGTATGGCCGGGCTGACGCGTTCCACACCAGTTTGGGCTAGTTACAAACAATGGCAAGACTTAGGCGGGCAAGTTAAGAAAGGCGAGAGAGGTACGTCAATTGTATTCTTCACTCCTCACGCTAAAGGCAAGGATGCAGCTACAGGCGAAGAAAAGACTTATATGCTGCTGAAGCAGTCCTTCGTATTTAATGCTGACCAAGTAGAGGGGATTCAGATAACACCTAAAACTGTAGAGATAAACGAAGTAGAACGCGACAACAATTGCGAGTCTTTTATTCTACGCACTGGCGCGAATATCTCACATGGCGGCGATTCAGCATTTTATAGTTCTACTCATGACAGCATCAAACTTCCCTATCCTCAGACCTTTGACGGAATGTCAAATTATTATGCTACTGCCTTTCATGAGTTAGCACACTGGACAGGCAATAAAACAAGATTAGACCGTAAGTTTGGTGAACGTTTCGGAAATCCTGACTATGCGTTTGAAGAGCTGGTCGCTGAAATGACAGCCGCGTTTCTTTGCCAAGATTACAGCGTGCAAGGTGAATTACGCCACGCTGGATATATCTCACACTGGTTAAAGGCCTGCCGTGATGATAGCAAAGCTATTTTCAAGGCCGCAGCATTAGCCCAGAAAGCAGCCGATTATCTAAACAGTTTAGGCAAAGCAGAAGAAAAGATTGCAGCCTAACCGTCAGGGGGACGGTTTCCCCCTTTTTCTATCTAGCGAGGTTAATTATGTTTGAAATACAACACTATACAATTTGTGATGGCTGGATAAACACTTGGACTATTTGTGACGATGAAGTAAACGAAATACCAGAGCATTTTCAATCTTATGATGAAGCCTTAATCGCTCTAAATGAATACCTTGATGACATGAAGTTTGAATATAAAGCAGGAAACATTGCAGACTTGTACACAGAAGACCAATTTAGAATCAAGGAGATAACAGCATGAGAGATAACGATAATCTACTAGTTAATGATAAAAAGAAACGCATTACAAAGCAAAGCAGACAAAATTAGGTGGACATTAGAAATTAAAGGATAAGAACACAAGGGGACAAAAATGATAAATCAATGTAGTAGTTGCGGTGGCTTTTGCAAAAAGTCTGGGTGTGAACGTGAGAATGTAAAACCTACACCACAGCGCACATGGGTTGGGCTGGCGGATGAGGAGTTGAGCGAGTTTGATGTTGACCCTGTTGAAGCCAAGCTGATGATTGCCAAACTCAAGGAGAAGAATAGATGACACCATCTGAACGAACGGACGCACAAATTATTTGTATAAAGCAAACGATTTTAGAATCAAGGAGATAACAGCATGAGAGACATTTATACTAGAGAGGAACGTATTGGCATAACTCGCACAAGTGTGCCTAGCATGATAGTTCAAGCAGCGTTGTTCATAATCTGCCTGTTTTTAATCTTAGCTGACGTGTACTTGATTACCTACCTGTTCAACTAATCTAAAACACTCCCAAAACCCATCAGGATGCGTTCTGGTGGGTTTTCTTTTACCTGCTGTCACTACCCTAGCCATAACCTGCCAAAAACGATTATAGACCTTCTGTATATATATCACGCGCGATATAAAATATATCTTTAAAGTCTTTAAAGAGATTACTTCTTAAAAGTCTTTAACGATATATAACAATCATCATTCTTAGAAAGAGAGGTTATTTTATAGTCTTTAAAGACTTTAAAGTCTTAAACGTATATAAGGTTTAACGTAGTTAAACCATATATGTAATATATATATGCGTCACTCAGAAGATTTAGTTATAGAAAACACTTGACTTATACGCGTGACGTAAGAGATGATTATCACCGTTGTACCCGACCTATCCCTTATTTATTTTACTTCTTGGAGGACTTTCAATGACTATTCACGCGTGTGTGGACTGTATCCACATCATCACAAAACCCCATGTACCAGTTCAGAACTCACGTTGCGGGCTTGAGTTTGATATTGACCCAGTAACAGGTGAAAGGCGGTACAAATTCTGCGAACTATCCCGAAAGTACGGGCCTTGTAATGCGGAAGGTAAATACTTTGAACACAAACAAGACCCACGTTATCAGGAACGCGATGACCACGATGGCGAACCCATTATCAACAAGAGGCCTTTCTAAATGGTCAAGACTGACAATCACATAACAGACGGCAAGAGCGGTTTGCAATACGCAAATGACGCACTACGCGCAGAAAACAAACAATTGCACCAGAATTTCCAACAACTGCAAGACAAGGTTGAAGAACTGGAGAAGTCAAATATAGTTCTTTGGAAGGTTATCTCTTTCTTGATGGAGAATATTTGATTATGGCTAACTCAAGAGCAGACTTCGCGGATGAAGTCAGAAACCGAGCATGGTTTTCAAGTGATACACGCATGGCATTAGATGGCAAGGCCACGACAGTTATCTTGCAGAAGCAGGGAAAGGCTGAAAGGGAAGATTTATCTGGCGTTGAAGTGGTGCAAATGGGGCATACGATGGAGCCATTCATTGCAAAGATTGCTGAGGATACGCTTGGATTTCCATTAGCCAAAGCTGATTGGACAGGCACGCACCCGTCCGAACCGTGGATGCAATCTCATTTTGACTACGTTAAAGAAGTAAAGGGCGGCTATATCCCTTACGAGATAAAGAATTACAACATCAATAAAATGAAGTTCTTTGAGCAAGAGCCTTTGATTCTACCGCCCGCAGATACAGGGCAGTTGATTCAAGAAGCCATTTGTCTGAACGCAGATAGAGCAGTCCTTTGCGTATTGTTCGGAGGCCAGCATTTTAGACATTATGAGCTAACAGTCACCGATGAAATGAAGGAAGAACTGACTAAGCAAATGGCAATCTTTTGGGGACACGTTGTTGCCAATACTCTACCCGACCCGCAGACGTTAGCTGAATGTAAGTTGGTGTATACCAACCCAAATGATTCAACCATTACTGCTACTTATGACGTTGAAAGGGCTGTTGGCTATCTGAAGGACGTTAAGAACACAATCAAGGAACTGGAAGCAAGGGAAGAAGAATTGGCTGTGGTCATTCAAAATCATCTCAAAAACGGTTCTGAATTGGTGTCTGTCTCTGGTGAAGTATTGGCTACTTGGAAGCAAAGCAAAGCCTCTAAGCGATTCTCAGCCGACCTATTCAAGTCTGCAATGCCCGACATATATGAGAAGTTTGTTGTTGAGCAGTCAGGTTCACGGAGGTTCTTAGTCAAATGAAAGCCTTTCCTAGTCAGTACAACACAATGACAGGCCAAACAGAGTACGGCATGGAGTTACGCGATTGGGTGGCAGGTATGGCATTGGTTAAAACCAAGTCTACTGACCCATCGAAAATTGCTGAACAAGCCTATCAAATTGCAGACGCTATGCTAAAACAAAGGGAGATAAAAGATGAGCAACCAACTAGTTCCGTTTAACGATATGACGTTGATGGCAGACAGTATCGCTAAGTCAGGTCTGTTTGGCATGAAGAACGTCAATGAAGTATTGGCCTTGATGCTAGTCGCACAAGCTGAAGGTTTGCACCCTGCAACCGCAGCAAGGGATTATCACATTATACAAGGCAGACCTGCTCTCAAAGCAGATGCTATGCTTGCCCGTTTTCAACAAGCAGGGGGAAAAGTTGATTGGACAAGTTACACCGATGCTTTGGTATCAGGACAGTTCACGCATCCTAATGGCGGCTCGTTGACCGTCACTTGGTCGATTGAGCAAGCACAAAAGGCAGGACTCATTAAACCTGGTGGTGGCTGGACAAAGTACCCGCGTGCCATGTTGAGAAGCCGAGTGGTTTCTGAGGGTATTCGCTCGGTCTATCCTGGCTGTGTTGTCGGTACATACACGCCTGAAGAAGTCGAGGACTTTGATGACAAGCAAGTCAAGATGAAAGACGTTACTCCACAACCAGTAGAGCTACCGCATAACGTCATCGTTCAAGCAGACGAGGGTGATATATCAGGAATTGGACAGGCTGTATGGGCTACCATACTTCTACCGGATGGTACTGTTTACTCATCACATTATGACGCTGAAACATGGATTTTTGGCTACAACGAAATGATTGAGAAGATTGGCAATTCATCTAAATTCACAGCAGCAGAAAAGGCTGAAAAGACGCGTGCGTTTGCTGTCGCTAACAAAGGGCCATTGCACAGACTGTCAGCAATACAACGCGCAGTCATTGCACAAGCCACACAATCTTCTTTAGGAGCAGTCAAAAGCCCAAAGCCGTTAGGCCCACTGATGACAGCAGACGAGTTCGCATGACGCAAGCCGATAGGGTTCTTGATGAATTGAAGCGAGGCCCTATCACCCAAGTGGACGCGTATGAACGA